AAGGTTCTTGGAAGTTCATGTCGGAATATGCTGCCTTCTTGAATGAACACACTGCATGGTACCGTCCAATGTCTCCAGACAAAGTCTTAATGTGGCAGCAGAAGATTGAAGTAAGAAAAGGGGACAGAAAAACAGAAGTGGGTCTAAAGGGTACCATGCAGGGCATGTCATTTGAAAAAGATCCTACAAATGGTGTAGGGGGTCCGGTAAAATACTTCTTTCATGAGGAAGCAGGTATTGCTCCTAAGATGGATCAGACATATGAGTATATGAGACCTGCAATGAGATCTGGTATGATTACTACAGGTATGTTTATTGCAGCTGGATCAGTGGGTGATTTATCTCAATGTAATCCATTGAGAGATATGATTCTTAATCCAAACTCTAAAGATATTTATGCTGTAGAAACTAATCTTATTGATGCAAAAGGTACTGAAGGTTTGTCAGGATTGTTTATTCCTGAGCAGTGGTCAATGCCTCCACACATTGATGACTATGGTAATTCACTTGTAGAAGAGGCATTAAAAGCATTGGATGATCAGTTTGCAAAGTGGAAAGATGAGTTATCTCCAGAAGACTATCAGTTAAGGATATCTCAGCATCCTAGAAACATTGAAGAAGCATTTGCACATAGATCTGTATCTGTATTTCCTCCACACTTAGTTGCTGCACAAGCAAGAAGAATTGAAGAGAAAGAATATGCTTATGAGTTCTTAGATATATCAACAGATGAGAACGGTAAACCTACTGTGAAAACATCTAATAAAATGCCTATTCGGGAGTTTCCCATTACTAAAAAGACTGAAGATAAAACAGGTTGTTTAGTAGTATGGGAAAGACCCGTTAAAGATCCTACCTTTGGACAGTACTATGCATCTATTGACCCCGTATCAGAGGGTAAGACAACAACATCAGAATCACTTTGTTCCATCTATGTAATGAAGGCTCCCGTTCAAGTGACTAAAGTTACGGGAACAGAGACTGAAACATACATAGAACCAGACAAGATTGTAGCTGCTTGGTGTGGTAGGTTTGATGACCTTAACAAAACTCACCAGAGACTAGAACTTATTATAGAATGGTATAATGCTTGGACAGTAATTGAGAACAACATCTCATTGTTTATTCAGTACATGATGTCAAGAAAGAAACAGAGATTCTTAGTACCTAAGAGTCAGATAATGTTTTTAAAAGATCTTGGTTCAAATACTAACGTTTTTCAGGAGTATGGTTGGAAAAATACAGGTACATTGTTTAAACAACATCTTCTGAATTATGCTATTGAGTATACTAAAGAAGAGTTGGATGTAGAAACAAAAGCTGATGGTACTATTGTAAGAACTAAATATGGTATAGAAAGAATACCAGATCCTATGTTGTTAACTGAAATGAGAGAGTATGCTGCAGGTGTCAACGTGGATAGACTGGTTGCATTCTGTGCACTAGTTGCTTTTATGAGAATTCAACAGTCTAACAGGGGTTATGCTAAACGTGTTATCATGGATGATGCAGCTAAAAACTTGCAAAAGTCAGAAAATTTGTTTAAATTAAATAAGAGTCCGTTTAGACATATGGGTAATGGAATGAGAAATACTATGAGTGGATTTCAGAAATCTGCTTTTAAAAATATTAAATAAAAAGTTATGCAGGTATATAACGCATTACAACTTAAGAAAGGTGCTAAAGTAGAACAAAATAGATTGGGTAGTATTACCCAACCATTACAGTTTTTACCTAAGAAAGATAAAACTGAAGAATGGGCTGCGTGGAATCTTGACTGGTTAGAATGGCAGGGATTAAAACAGATCCGTAGAAATGCCCGTAGACTAATGAAGAACTACAAACTTGCAAAAGGTATTATTGATAGAAGCGACTACATTGTAGAAGAAAACAATGACTACAGAGAAATTGTAGAAGTACTGACTAAAGAAGATGGGTCTGCTCTTGAGTTAAAGTTTTATCCTATTATTCCTAATGTAATTAACGTACTTGTTGCAGAGTTTGCAAAAAGAGCTACAAGATTAAGTTACAGAGCTGTTGATGATTTTTCATATAATGAAATGCTTGAGCAAAAAAGAGCACAAGTAGAACAGACATTAATGGCTGATGCAACAACTAAGATGTTGGCAGCAATGTTAGAACAAGGACTTGATCCTAATTCTCCAGAAGCTCAAGAACAAATTTCTCCAGAAAAAATTAAGTCCTTACCGGAAATTGAACAGTTCTTTAAGAAAGACTACCGTTCAATGATTGAACAATGGGCAGAGCATCAACATAAAGTAGATGTTGAAAGATTCAGAATGGATGAGTTAGAAGAAAGAGCTTTCCGTGATATGTTAATCACAGATAGAGAATTCTGGCACATGAGAATGATGGAAGATGATTATGATGTAGAACTATGGAATCCTGTTGTTACATTTTATCACAAGTCTCCGGATGTAAGATATATTTCTCAAAGTAACTGGGTAGGTAAAACAGATATGTTTACTGTATCTGATGTTATTGATAAGTACGGACATTTGCTTACTGAAGAACAACATGAAGCATTAGAAGCTGTTTACCCTATTAGATCTGCAGGATATACTATTGGTGGTATGCAGAATGATGGTTCATTCTATGATGCTACTAAATCTCATGACTGGAATGTTAACATGCCTTCATTAGCATACAGACAGTATACTTCTTTTATGTCTGGTAATGTATTAGATGGATCTGATATTATTACTCAAATCCTTGCAGAAGGAGAAGATTACTATGATCAAGGTACTGCATATCTTCTTAGAGTAAGTACATGTTATTGGAAGTCTCAAAGAAAGATTGGACATCTTACCAAAATTACTGAAGAAGGAGAGGTAACAAATGAAATTATATCTGAAGATTATAAGATTACAGATAAACCACTCTATGATACAAGACTCTTTAAAAATAAAAACAAAGACAATTTATTGTTTGGAGAGCACATTGATTGGATTTGGATTAACGAGGTTTGGGGTGGTGTAAAAATTGGACCTAATGTTCCTTCTTTCTGGGGTATGAATAACCCGGGAGGATTCTCCCCTATCTATATAGGAACCGATAGAAATCATATTGGTCCATTAAAATTTCAATTTAAAGGTGACAACTCACTATATGGTTGTAAACTTCCTGTAGAAGGTTCCGTATTCTCAGATAGGAATACTAAGTCTACTGCACTCATTGACTTAATGAAACCATACCAGATTGGATACAACATTGTAAACAATCAGATTGCAGATATCTTAGTAGATGAGCTTGGTACTGTAATCATGTTAGACCAGAACTCTTTACCAAGACACTCCTTAGGAGAAGACTGGGGGAAAGGTAACTTGGCTAAAGCATATGTAGCAATGAAGAACTTCCAGATGCTACCATTGGATACTTCAATTACTAATACAGAAAATGCATTAAACTTTAATCATTTTCAGAAACTAGATCTTGAACAAACAAACCGTTTAATGTCTAGGATTCAACTTGCTAACTATTTTAAACAACAAGCATATGAAGTAATTGGTGTCAGTCCACAAAGAATGGGACAACAGTTATCTCAAACAACTGCTACCGGAGTAGAACAAGCAATGGCAGCATCATATGCACAGACTGAGATATACTTTATCCAACACTGTGACTATTTGATGCCGAGAGTACATCAGATGAGAACAGACTTAGCTCAGTTCTATAATTCAACTAAACCATCTGCAAGGTTGACTTACATTACAGGTGCAGATGAAAAAGTAAACTTTGAGATTAATGGTACAGATCTTTTACTTAGAGATCTTAATATTGCTATTAGTACAAATGCTAATCATAGAGCTGTTCTTGAGCAACTTAAACAAATGGCTCTTCAAAATAATACTACTGGTGCATCTATTTATGACTTAGGTAAGGTTGTACAATCTGATTCAGTTGCTGCTCTCAACACTGTATTGAAAGATTCTGAACAAAAACAACAGGCTCAGAAAGAACAAGAAATGCAACAACAACAACAAATGCAAGAACAACAACTTCAGAAACAACAAGAGATTGAACAAATGAAGATTGATTCTACTGCAATGGAGAAAGAAAAAGATAGAC